GCTGAACCCATAGACGCGAACTTGGCGAGGCGGATTACGCCTACACCTCGTACGTCAGCCTTTCGGGACCTCGTTGCGTCGACTGCCTCGTGAAGATGAGGAAAGTGGCGCGTCAAAGCCCGTACATGCTGATTCGAGACCCTGTCGGAGGCTTCACTGAGATCGATGGTCGCAAGGCCACCGGTCTCAGAGCCGGACTTAGCGAGCTCCTTGTTAGGAGTCTGATCGCTGAAGCCGACGAACAGCGAGGCCAGAGGATCGGCCTCAATGCTCTCAACAAGCACCTCCATCAGCGCCTGCTGCATAAACTGCATGCAGGTTGGCTCGATGGCGATGACTCGAGGGGTCTTGAGCGTCTTTGGAACGAGAGTGACCTTAACAGGCCGCTCCCTTCCGGGTTCGCGGAAGTCCACACTCTCGAGGCGTTTGTAATAGCGCCACGATGGGAGCGCGTACTCACCGAAAGGCAAGTACCTCTCCAGCCTGGTGGTCCACTCAGACAGCTTGTACTTCGCGTTCCCGCGAAGGCTGTCCGCCGTGGCCCCTGGGCCGTGCTTCGGTTTGACATCGCCCCTGTAGACGTGGTTATCCACGTTTGATAGGACGTCACCGAAGAGACGGAGCGACATGGATGTAAACTCCTGCAGAGATGCAGGATCCATGTTACGATCGCTCTGTCGGACTTCCGACTCACACTCGACGTACTTCTGCAAAGCGCCCCGTCGCCTCTTGTCTGAACAAGGCTTGAGGATCTTGCCAAACATCAGCGTTAGCTGACGCACGGCGAAGATGGAGTCGATGCAGGGATCGTCGAGCAGACGACCAGTACTCCGATCGAAGATTCGGTCCAGGAAACCCCCTAGAAATACGGGGAGACCGCCTCGCTTCCGGAAGGAAGTCCAGAGGTCGGGACTGACCTGCTCCGCTGCCAGGGCCTTTTGGAGGTCCGTGCAGAAAGCGGGAAGGGTGATTGTCAGGAATGACTCACCCTCGTGCTTCGATCGCACCGCGACGGTATTATAGTCGCGGTTGGTGCTGGCTGAGCACAGATCACCCAATTCCTGGGCGACCCATTGCCAGAGTTCGAGCAGGCTTTTCATGGTGCCTCCTAATAGAGGTCGCCAATCCTGCCCACAGCTTCGCGGCTAGATCTCGCCGCCGAGCACCCTGGTAGTGGTGTTCGCAGACCCGGCCCCAGCAAGCAAGTAGTTGGACAGAGCGTCCACTACATACTTGGCTTCGGCCACTGTGTAGCCCACCTTAGGCACATCCATGACAACGTACGTCGTCATGGAGTACTCGAGGTTCTGGGCTGCGACCAGTGGATCCGCCGCGATCTTGCGGTGGGTCAGCCGAACAGTACGGCGGTTACGAGTGCCGTACTGGTGACTGATGGTAACCTTTACGTTACCATCATCCTTGGTGAACTCTCCCGAGTTCGAACCAGAGGACGTCCGCGGCAGCGATTGAGCTACCGCGTTGATGGTCACTGACTGAGGGTCTGGAAATGCCATGGGAAGAACTCCGTCGGTGGAGGGATCAGAGCCAGGATTTGAGCCTGGTTGTCCTCGTTGCGCTCCCTATGATAAGGGAACGTTCCTAACGCCCTCGTGAAAGACCGAGGGCAGCGAGGATCGACACCTGTTTACCTGAAAGGTCACCAGATGTCTTTCCAAAGCCGAACGGTGATGCTCCTCTTCGTTGTTTATACTCGGAGTATTTGGTACGCTCCAGAGAGTACGAAGAGAAGCCGGTCACAGAGGTGTTGAGGTTGTTACCCCAGCCCCTCATGCTTTCCGTCCTGCGACTATGTCTCATGACATAGCTGTATGGCATCACCAAGCCATCGAGTCCCATATTGGAGACATTAGTAACAACGTCTCCAACATCGGAAAACCAATCGACGCCCCACGACCATGGCGCTGCGTCCCACACCGCATCCGGAGATGCAACGAGACCCGTATGTCCTGTAAGACGACGGGCATATCGGGAGTACCGAGCTAGGCGTGAAAACGCATCATTCCCTGTAGGGAGATGATACGTGAACGCCCCCTTGAACCAGACATCGGTCTGTGTCGTGACAGATATGTCACCAGATCCTATCAGGTTCATGTTGCTCGGTGATAGAGCAATACTCCCGCTCCAGGTGTAGGTGTCGCTAGTTCCAGGAAACGAGTATCCGCGCCGTACCCATTTTCCTTGATCCTGATAATACTGATCAAGGATATCGTTCGCGTCGATCACAGTTTGACAAAACTGCTTCACATCGCGAACGAACGGAGCCCACCCGAACTGAACGTTCAGGTACTCATCGCCAGACTTCTTGGCTAGTGAAGTCTTGTCTTTGAGAGAAGCTCCTGGGATGCGGACGAATGACCTTCCAGCCGTAACGAATTCGGCCAAGAAGGTAGGGAGTTGGAACGCCGGATTCACCGGTGACACCCTTGCGATGGCTGTGGTACCGCTCGTGTTTAGCGAGCTGTCCGAGGCCGCCGTAGGGGCACCAGCTGGTGCGGAGTATCCAATGGCAGTCCCCAGGATAACAGGCCCGCGTATGCGGGACCCGTTCCCGGCGATCGATGTGGCGTACTCGCCCGATCTGGATAACTCCAGCGGGCCGCCATCATCATCACCGTACCCCACCGTGGAGCGAATACTGTCAGCCATGACAGTCTTCTCGGTGAAGGTTTGGGAATAAGGCTGCCAGGCAGCGAACCCATTAGACCGCGACTCTCCACTCACAGACAGTAAATGCTTTGTCTGCGAGCGGGATCTCAGTTGTCGTGGAA